CACCTTCTTTGGTGATTGCTTTGACTTCTAGTTTATGTAGTTCTCTACGCGCTTTAAAGGTTATATCTGGCACATCAAATGCACCATGGTCTGTTTTTACTTTCATTTTGCATCCTGGAAAGATGAAAATGGCGTGATTAGTTTGCGATCGTGATTGAAATTATTGTATTTGTTTCTTGATTATTTCCTCTAGCGGCAAACGCTCTAAATGGAATGGTTTGCAACAAGAAATCGCCTACTTCTGGCTTTGAATTATCTATCATTATTTTAGGACATGATATATTTAAATTAGCTGAAGTGCTGTCTACCAGTGACAATGCAACGCCTGCGCTGTCTCCTTTAATATGATCAGCAATGTCATTAATAGAATCATCTCTTTTAGCTGTAATAGACCCAGTCACTTCATATGGTCCTGTTTGGACATATCCATTTGGATCAAAACTTGCACTTCCTGGTTGAAAGTGGACTCTAGCTAGTGGCCTTACAATACTAATTTCAAAGCTATTCATCGTTAACGCTTTATTATCAATAGTAGATGTTCCTATATCAAAAATATTTCTTGGACTTCCTACGTCTATTGTAGGTGATGTAGGATCAAGATTCTCCTCAGATGGCTGATAAGCAGTTACAAATGTAGTTTCTACAACCATTTCACCACCATTTGTTCCTACATCTTGACGTAAAACCATTGACGTTGCAAAACATCCTTTCATAACCACATCGTTCAATGGAGTGGACTCTGAGGAATCAGAACCTGCATTAGCAAACACAATTGTAAATTGACTTGCATTAGCAGTGCCATGAGTCATATCGCCTGTATTGTCACTAGGATCTAACACAGCAGCACTTGACCCAGCTCCAAATAAAGAAAGACAGCTTTGTAAAACAGCAGTGGTCGTACCTCTCATTGTCAACGTTACTTCATACATTTGATTATCTGGTCTGTGATGACCTTGACTTTCTATCTGACCATAAATGCCACTCCTTGAAGGTGCAACATCTATAGGCGCGCTTGCGTGTTCGATATTGTAGTCAATTACTTGTAATTTATGCCAAGTGTCATCTGCTGCATGTGCTGTGCCAACAGCTTTTGCAGAACTTGCTGCTGTACCAAGAATTACTTGTACATCACTTCTTGATTGAAAATTAGTTGCCATTACTTATCTTCCTTTAATTTCTTTTTAAATTCTGCGCTTTGTAAATGTTTTATCAATGATTTAGGTGGCTCGGTTATCTCTATACTGCGGCTAGCCATCAGCTTATTATGTTTTGCTGGGTCAGAAAACGCATTAAAGTTTTCATCGTCTTTAAGTTTAAAATAAGATTCTTTTGCTTTGTAAATCATCCTATAATCTCCATTGCCGATACTACAGCAGTCATGTTAGCGCGCAATAAATCTGGATTGTCTTCATCGCGCTCATATACAGTAGAGTCGATGACAGCATTATAAAACTGCCTTACTCCTGACTCGCTGAAGTTTCTGTTATTATACATTAATCTTTTTAAACGCTCTGCCACTAATGACACTTGCCTAAAACTTTCTTTGGTGTAATTACCTGCAAAATCCACTTGGTAACTGATAAGGATCGTATAATCTCTGACCATACCAGTATTGATCTCTTCATTAAGATCATCGGATATTGGTTGTATAAGAAAACTTTGATTGCCTTTATGGTCATCATAAAATATCTGTATCCCAAATTCATTTGCAATGATACTGTGAAGATTGTCAATGACTCGATCATAGATGACATTGTTAAATGTAATTGCCATTATCTATAAATCTGCCCACTGCGCACAGTTCCCATTTGTATATCATCAGATTGAAAAGTTATGGACCACTCATCGTTTAATGTATAAACACCAGCTTGGAATCTTATAAGTGCGCCATATGCAAGTGCTTGGTAATCACCATTCATCACTTCAGCATCTACTGATTTATGCCTTCGTAAACCAGTATCGTCTTTGGTAAACACATCATACTTAACTGTACTTGCAGTTCCAGGAGAAAATGTACCTGCTGTGCTGATTACAACGCGAACCTCATCGTAATCTGTGCTTGGTGGTCCATACATTTTAATATCTTCAATGTATCCAGTAGTTGACCCATTGACGCTTACTTCTCTTATAACACCAGATTCACTACGAAAGGATGTTTCGTGCCACATAACATAATCGCGTCTTTTTAGCTTGACCAATAAACCATCTTCACCTAATACACGTTCCTCAAGCTCGTCTGCTTTCTCTGGGTCTTGACTGCGCACTAAATCAGCACAGGCCAGTATCGCATTGCAACGTATAACGATAAAGTCATATGGCCTATCTGCTGCGCCTTGATAATTAGAATTACCGCGCTTATAAATTGGTCGATTTAGAAAACTACGCATATGATCAGCTTGTTCTTTTACAACTCTATTTTTGAGATCTTCCCAATCTTGACCTGCTTCAAATACGCTACTGTTTAGTGCGTTTACTGAGCTAGATGCTAGAAAGAAATCAACAGAATCAGTGGACTCAGAGTATTTAAATTCGTTATCTGCGTTTGGAGTATCAGTAACCTTAGTCATTTCAACTCCATCCTTGTATAAATTTTCTATGTATCCTGTATTGCTTAATCGATATAGATTGGAACTAGGATTGCTCCAATTTGATATTAACACTCGTTTACGATCATAGCGATCAATATCGCTAACAATCGCTTGTAAATCTGTAGTTATATTGCAAAACGCTGTTAAGTAACTCATGCTTGTGCTATCTCACTTATATTACTATTAGTAGGTAATATGGTGACATCGGGTACATCAGCGCAGATAATCAGCGCAATAATCGTAGCCAGTGTCACGTCCACATCGTTGCGTGGGTCTTCAAGGTTTTTAGCTAGTTCTTTCAGTTCAAACATTAAGTGAATTAACCTATCTATTTTACCTGCTTCATCCATATTTCTGTACGATTTCACAATATTTTTCTGGAGTACCACGACCTTTCGCGGTATTATAGTAGACCTTCCATTGTTTTGCCTGTTCTTCTAAAGTTTTAGGCAGTTTTCTTGGTATTCTGCGTAGATGTAATCTGCAAAATACTATTTGGGCTGCTATGTTAGTAGTAAGAATATACTCCCAGTCTTTTTCTTTTGGAGCAGTAAAATGTGACCAATCTAAATAACAAGCACTCGCAACCAATTTCATTAAGTCTGGGCGATACTGTAAAAAGTTTTCAATTATATCTACCGCCACCCAAGGTTCACACTGATACACACCGCGAGCTGGCCCTTTTATCTGCTCCAAATAGACGTACTTTGACTCTACCAAACCTATGTTATAAATGAACTCTGCTGCTTCAGGAGAATATAAATCTATCTTCTGCAAGACACGCTTTATAAGTCCTTTCATTTGGCCTGGATTAATCATCTGCGCTTCATCTTTTTCATCATTTTATTTTTCTTCTTTCTACCTTTCTTCTTCTTTTTACTATGTCCTTTATGATATGGCATTATCTTGCACTCCTTACTTTGCTTCTTGTTCTTTTGCTGTACTTAGCGCGTTGCTTACCTCGTTTGCTTGCAGCGCGCTTTAGCCTATTCTCATAGGCTCTCTGTGATTTTGTTAATCCTTTGCGGACACTAGCAGGTAAATATCTACCGCGCTTTCTACGTGGCTTTTTCTCGTCACCTTTTGTGACGTAACCCCAATTCTGCCTTGTCCACTTTCGTAAACTTTTTTGTGACTTCTTTAACGCCATTATCTGTATCCACCACCTGCACGTTTATATGCCAAGGCCAGCATCTGCGATTTTCTGGCACTCCATTGTCCTGGCCTGCCGCCCTTGTTACCCGCCTTGATTCTATAAAATAATCTTTTTCTTAATGCAGGCTTTGTGTAATTGCCTGCTTCATTTACACGCGATTTACGTCTCTTCTTCATTTACCCACCTTCCTCATCGCACTTGTATGTGATTGACTAAACGTAGCTCCTCTGCGCATTGCTGCTACCATAGAGCGTAAGTGCTTTGCAGTGTGATGTCGTGCATGTCTACGCATTGCAGCTATCTGACGTTTACTTAATCCTGTTACACTAATACCTTTAACTTTCATGTTAGCTCCATTTTACTTTATCCGCCCAAAAGGCTGCGCTCATGCGACCTTTCGCAATGTTTTTAGCATGTCTTGCCTTGAAGGATCTGCGCTTTGCCTTCATCCTTGCTGACTCACCTCTACGTGGTTTACCTGCGGTTCTAGCACCTTGCTGACCAAAGCGTATCAACTTATATCTGTTACCAGACTTCGCCATTACTACGTGTGACTTAGTCTTATGTCCAGGAGTACGCTTTGGCTTATTCACCCCGCGCAGACCTAACCTACGCATGGTTGCTTTGACTCGCGCAGGTACTGCCACTATAATCCTATTTTTTTAAGTAGCACGCTTTTAATTACTTTCCAGAGTGCTTCTAAAATTGCCTTCTCAGTTTTTTCAGAAATAATTGGTATATCAACTGCTTTATTGATTTCATCAATGATTTCTTCACCAGTTTTATCGGATAGTAATTCATCCGCTATCATTTTCATTAACATGTTATTTTCCTTTTTTTATGTTCATTACTAATAAAATAATCGATAACAAAGCAACAACTACTTGTAATAACTCATGTACTTGAGTTAATCCAATCGCGTAGTTACTAAAACTGATTGCTGCTATTTTTAAAGTATCCATCAATGCCTGCCATTTGTTAATTTTGCTTTTATAAAAGATAAATCATCGCTGATTTCTCGCCAAAATTCTTCTCTTTTCTCGTCACCTCTGTTCATACGATCAACTAATTTAATAGATATATTTTGTATATTTGCTATTTGAGTTTCTATTTTGCTAATAGATTGCTTTATAGATTCTAAATCTTCGCTTTGTTCCTTTTGGCTCTGTATAAGGTTATATATCATAAAACCAAAAAGGACTGCAATAAATCCTGCTGATCCTAACTGTAAATATAAATCTGCTATATCAGTCACTGTCTTTACCTAATACCTTGTCTAATAAACTTTTATTCATCTCTGCCAGTCTTTGTTCTCGTTCTGCTTCTAATGGATTCATTCTTTCATCTAAGTTTTGTTCAAATTCTATTAACGCTTCTTTTATATGTTCTATTTCTTTTGCATTACTTTCTATGCTTGCATTGATTGTAAACCATGCACCAGTAAGTGTGAACACCAAAAACAATATCTGTACTGCCCATTTAACTGATATATGTATCTGTAACTCATCGTTTAGTGTTTTAGTTTTCAATTCTTTGTACATCCTCAAATTGGTTATGCAACCAACACCAATTCTGCGTAGGATATAACCTATCATAATAATAATGGACTACCGAATCAGTACCCATAATCTCTATAAACACTGTATTAGAATCACTGGGCGATATTTGCCAACCAGCAACACTCCATCCACCAGAACAATTAAGACTGGAAAGTGTAAACAACAGAAATATCATAACTTGTACTAATTTCATAATTCACTTCATAATTTATTTTCATAATACTATCCACCAGGCTATGGCAGTTTCTACGATAATATCCGCGATAGTATTATATGCCCATCGCCTTTTACTACCATACGGTTTCCAATTCTCAACGTAATATTCAAATACTTCCCATAGCACGCCAACAATAAACACACCCATGACGCACCAAAAGTTGGTCCAACCCCACCACTGAAATATTTTGCACAGAAACGCACCCGCAGCAATGTGGTATGAGGTCCAACCGTCTAACTGACCAGTCTTGAGTTGCCACGATACTAGCTTTGATAAAGGACTATTCATCGATTAACTACCTTGTTTTCAATAATTTTATGTTTTACAATATCGATGCGCCCATGATTATCTGAATCCTTTAAAGAATCGCATTGTTTTACGTACTCTTCTTCAATGGTTTTGAAGCTGTCTGATCTTTTAATTATCTCCTCACCTACGCGTAAAAAATACTTTTTACTACTAGGATAGGTTAACGAGAATAGCGTGCCATCATTGAGCTTTAAATTTTTAGTCATACCTTGCTTACTATTCAAGTGGATCACAACATCATTATCATGGGCGCATCTAATAATCACTCTTCTTCTACCTCTAATGACTCTTTCAACATCTTAACAAAT